ATGAACAGGTAACATTCAGTGAGATTAACTACGTTGGTACAGTAAACCTTATTGAAAGTATTGTCGAGCATTGTACTAACTTTGATAACTTTGTATTTGCTAGTACAATGGAAGTATATGGATGGCAACCAAGTAGTGATGAGGTTAAACTACACGGCACTCCATCAAAGCACGAAGTATTTGACGAAAATACACAGCCAAATCCAAACGCTCCGTACGCAGTTGCAAAATATGCTTGCGAGAAGTATCTTGAGTACGCAGGACGTTCATACGGATTTCCATATACTGCACTACGACAAACAAATTGTTACGGAAGAAAAGATAATGATTTTTTCGTAACAGAGCAGATTATTACACAAATGTTAAAAAATAAGGACGAAGTTCGTCTAGGGTACAGCCAAGCATACAGAAACTTCATTTATGTCGATGATATGATAGATATATGGAATATTGTTATAAGAAATTCAGAAAAAGTTAAAAATAACATATACACTATTGGACCCGATAATGCTATTCAAATAAAAGAATACGCAGACATAATTGCACATAAACTAAATTGGCAGGGTGAGATTTTATGGGATACTGCAGGAAAGCAACGCAAAGGTGAAATTTTTTGGTTGAATAGTGGCCATGACCTCATTACTAAACATACTGGATGGGTACCTAAAGTAGACTTAGATACTGGATTAAACAAAACCATCAAAACATGGCAAGATATACTAATCAAATAAGAGCATAAATACAAATATCCAAAGTGGCATAGAAATTGTAGGTTACTAGTGTTTATTACTATATAATGTAATAAACATTTTAAGGGTAACTCATGAAGATACGATACAGCGAAACATTTCATAGCATACAAGGCGANGGCAANTGGGTAGGAACACCTAGTGTATTCCTAAGAACGTTTGGATGTAATCTTACTTGTGCTGGCTTCGGGCAACCTAGAGATAATCATATTCCAGAAGAAGAAATGCCACACATGAAAATGGACATTTCAGCAGTTACTTCAGTGGAAGACTTGCCAGTAGTTGACATNGGTTGNGATTCTAGTGCTTCGTGGAGTGCCAAGTACAAGCACCTAAGTCCATTTGCTACAACAGATGAAATAGCATATAACATATCCGAATATGCTCCGTGGAGTAAAGATAACCACTTGGTAATTACNGGNGGNGAACCTTTATTGGGTTGGCAGAAAGCATACATTGAATTATTAGATCATCCTGAGATGGCGGAATTAACGCATCTTACATTTGAAACAAATGGATCAAAGAAAGTTATAGATGCATTTAGTGATTTTTTAAACATGAAAAATATAGATGTTACTTGGATGTGTAGTCCTAAGCTGTCGTTAACTGGGGAGGATCAATCTATTGCAATTGACCCAAGTGCATTGCTATCAATGAATAAAGTACTTAACTCTAACATTAATTTAAAGTTTGTTATACGCGACGAAATTGATATTTCGGAGGTGCAAGATGCACTTGCTAAATACGCAGACGCTGGCGTAGTAATAGAAGATGTTTATTTAATGCCAGAAGGTGCAACACTAGAAGGACAGGAATTAACAGAACGCAATGTTGCAGATATATGTATGAAGTACGGTTACAAATTTAGCCCTAGACTTCACATTCAGCTGTTTGGCAACGCCTGGTCAACGTAGTAAGATTATTAAAGCAGGCTACAACCTGATAACAAAATGGGGAACATAATGGATATACAACTTAAAGATCCAAGCAAAAGACATTTTTATATAAGTTTAGCAAAAAGCGGAATACGTTTTGGCGCAGGAGGATTCCTTATTGTAGGNAACCTAGCTGTCGCAGGAACATTATTCATTCTTGCNGAAGTGTTGGGCGTATTAGAGGAACTATAACATGAAATTTAGCAATCCATTTAAAAGTAGAAAGGGTAAGAAGAAAGAAGTACAGAAAAAGAAACTTCTAACCGCAAAGGAAGAATCAACTAAAAAAGGTGAGCCGTGGGTGTCCGTGTTAGACATGGATGTTAGTATGGATGATATTAGTAACGGGTCATTTGAATTAGATTGGAATGACTTGTTTATTACCCGCCTAATGAAGGCAGGATATCAAGGCAAAACAGACGCAGACATGGTTGACCAATGGTTCCAAAGTATTTGTCGTAATATTGTTATGGAAACATACGAACAAGAAGCGGCTGACCCATATCAGCGTCGCGTTGATTTAGGAAACGGCAGAACAGAAGTTAATTAATGATCTTATATGTTAACGGCGATAGCCATACTACGGCAGCAGAGGCAGTTAACCCGCATGCATTTGCAGAAGACGACAAGAACTTAGTTCATTTAGGTAGATTACCACATCCAGATAACTTAGCAGTATCCTGGGGCAAAAAACTTAGTACATTATTGAAAATGGCGTTTTTTTGCGATGCAGAAAGTGCTTCAAGTAACGATAGAATTATCCGCACAACTAAGGAATGGATCACTAACTACACACAGGATTATAGTAATTTATTTGTTGTTATTGGATGGAGTACTTGGGAACGCGAAGAATGGCTAATAGACGATGTTTACTACCAGATTAATGCTAGTGGCACAGATATTGTTCCTGACTCACATAACGAAAAATACAAAGAATACGTAATAGGTGTTAATTGGCGACATAAAACAAACCAAGCACATAAAGATGTGATTGCGTTGCACGAATGGCTAGAAGAAAAGGACATTAAGCACGTATTTTTTAATGGCAACAATACATTTAGTCAAATTAACACCAAGTATGATTTTGGCAGTGCGTACATAGAGCCGTATAATAAGGGATTTAGCTACAATGATCACCTATTAGCCAATGGATCGCACACTGTTTCGCCTAATTCTTATCATTTCGGCGAAGATGGTCACACAACCTGGTCAAAATATCTGTTAAAATACATAGTTAAAAATAACCTAATTTAACGTATGAAATATATTTTAGTAGACACAATGAATTTGTTCTTTAGAGCAAGGCATTCAACACACCGCGCAAGTGACACCTGGACTAAACTTGGGTTCTGTTTGCATCTCATGTTTAGTTCCATAAACAAAGTAATTAGAAAACAAGGCGGAGATCATATTGTGTTTTGTTTAGACGGACATAGCTGGCGCAAAGACATTTATGCACCATATAAAAAGAATAGAAAAGAAAAGCGCGATAAAATGGACGTTAAAGAGCAAGAAGAAGAGGCTCAGTTCTTTGAAATTTATGNCCATTTTCATAAATACTTACAAGAAAGGACAAANTGTACCGTTCTTAAAAATGACAACGCAGAGGCAGACGACTTAATCGCAAGATGGATTGCCTTACATCCCACGGATGAACATGTCATTGTAAGTAGTGACTCTGATTTTTATCAGTTAATCACTAATCAAGTTGTGCAATACAACGGAATCACAGATCAACTAATTACCCTTGACGGTTTCTACGACTACAAAGATCAATCGATTATTGACAAAAAAACAAAAGAGCCAAAGTTGCCCCCCAACCCTAAATGGCTCCTGTTTGAAAAATGTATGCGTGGTGATTCATCAGATAATATTTTTAGTGCTTATCCAGGAGTTAGAACGAAAAGCACCAAAAAACGTATCGGGTTATTAGAAGCNTTTGAAGATATGGACAGTAAAGGATACGCATGGAATAATCTCATGCTTCAGCACTGGACTGACCATAACGAACTCGAGCACCGTGTATTGGACGATTATGAAAGAAATAAACAGTTGATTGACTTGACGCAACAACCAGATAGTATTAAAGAATCNACTNACCATACAATTAATACAACAATAACTTCCAAGGATGTAGGAGGAGTAGGTATACACTTCCTACGGTTCTGCGGAAAATACGATTTAGTTAGCATTTCTAATCAGCCAGATCAGTACGCTAATTGGTTAAACAAAACTTACAAAGGAGTACTCAATGATTAAAGCAAAACCAGTGTCCGACAAATTTTGGATCTTAAAAGATGATAGTGGTAAAGTAGGCGAAGTAAACATTAGCAATAACAAATACACTGTTACTGTTAATGGTCGCACTGCGTCGTTTCGTTCGCGAGATGCATTAACATCCAATACCGGAATTGAGTTTTTACCGAACAGCACATGCAATAGTAATGAACCACAAACAACAGTGTACGACTATCCAATACTAGAAGACGATAGTTTTAACGCAGTGTGGAATTTAAAACTAAACCTTCCACTATACACAAGTAGTGAAGATAGTAAATCATGGCTTGCTGCAGGTCATTATTTGGTAAAAATCAAAGACAAATGGAAAAACATACTGTCTCCCAAATTAATCATTCTTCAGCGTAATGATTATCGTGGACCATACAAAGTAAACCCAATGCATGATTCATATTAATAGGTTTGTAGACAAAATAAAGTTTTTCGAGTCAAATAACAGCAAAGACTTTATTATTTCAATGCACGAAGCAAAGAATCTCCATGCAGACATAACAAAACTATTATTAACGTTGCATGAATATCAATCCATAGTAAGCAAACAACTACAGGAAGAAACTCCCACTGACGGCATTAACGGCGGAGATTGGTAGCTTAAAAATAATAAATATACTTAATAGTATTATATTATTTTTAAATGCCACGTCCATCAGCCACAGTTCTTTTAGAATACGTTAACAAAGATACACACAAGATAGATCAAATACTTGCTAGTGATGGGATTTGGGCTGTATATTTCGATAATGCTCCAATTAATATAAAAACATGCAGTGTTGTTGCATTTGTTGCGCCCAAATATAAAAATGTATCCTTTTCCAACAGAGGCCATGCAATAAATCTTGCAAAGAAGTTAAATAAACAGTTCGTTACCGATCAATTCACGGTTGTGCGTTTTAGTCATGCAGAAGTTATCTATTCAGCATAAAAAACTATTAGTAACTGAGGCAATGTTAAACACATTTCCTAAATCTAAGTATGATTTAAGAACTGCATTTTTTAAATGGTGGATTAACTCCAGAAGAAATGGCGGATTACGATTAACGAGTGCAGGATTTAATTTACTCAAAAATATGGAGTACGCTACCT